AATTATGAAATTTTATTTTTGTAAATTTTATATTTTATGAAAATTAAAAAGAAACATTAACACAAAAAATTTACTAATAAATAAATTATTTAACAAAAAATAAACTAAAAACAATTTGGCATATTATGTAGCATAATAAATAATAATTTTTATATTTCTTTCATATCTATAAATAAAATAATAATTAAAAATATTTTTGAATATTTAAAAATATTTTTATTAATTTTATATTAATAATATTAATGCATAACAACGCAATCTTTTTCTTTTCGTGTATCATAATTATCATTTATCATTCTGACAACTAAACTGAAATAACCAGTATTATGAAGAATATTATAATGATTTCTAGTGTGTTTATAACCACCATAAAAAATTATATTATTTTGTTTGTCGCCATTGAAATTGCGTAACATTCTATAAATTGAATAACAATCCATGTAATGAGAAAATAAATTTAAACTATATACATAATATTTGTTTATATATTTTAATGCTTTTTCATCATAATAAAAAATATTCATAAATTCATTTATAATAATTTCATTATTTTTATGTATAAAATTTTCAAATTTATTAAACCAAAAATATATATATTTTTTTGCTTTTTTATTATTTTCAAATACTAAATTTATTTCTTTTTCTAATTTTTCATTAAATATATTATCAGCACTATTTTCTAAAAATTTATTTTTTTGTTTTGTTATTTTAAATAAATCAAAAATATTTTTATTACCATTGATTATATCATTTAAATAATTATTATTTTCATTTATTTTAATTACTTCATAAAAATTTTTAATTGTATCTACAACTTTATCACAAATATTCTTATTATTTTTATAATCAACATGCAATTCTTTATTATTTTTAAATATTAAATGATTATCATTAATTATTAAAACCTCATATCCTAAGACATCATATATAAAATCACGAATATAATAATATAAATTATATAAATTTATTTCTTCATCTGTTTTATTATCATAATTATCTATCTTTATTGATCTAATATCAACTGAATGCAATTTAATATTTTCAGTCTCATGATATTTATTATTTAATAAATGCTGATATTGTGAATATAATTTAGTTATTCTTGATGTATGCGTTGTATCAGTACTATCAATAAATTTATCTTTATTATATATTCTATATGCTGTTTCTAAATAAACATTAATTTTTTGTGGATGTATCGCATATGAAACATAACTAATTAAATCAATAATATCTATACAATTACTATTACAATTTTTACAATTAAGTAATTCAATATGATCCTCACCCAATAAAAATATTTCTTTATTTTTAAATTGTGTGTCATTTTTACCTTGTAATAAATACGCAAAACGAATGCCGGATATTGTATCAATTAATTTTGGAAATAAATTTGTCAATTTGTCAGTTTTAATAATATTTTTTGATTTAATTATTTTCATTTTATCGTCAATATACATTTTTAAATCTTTTTCAGACCATTTATTAATATCATTTATTTGTTGTTTATTATCATCTTCGATTAATCCATCAATATAATAACTTTCCATTGTTCCATCATTTAATAACGATAAATTTGATAATTTTCTAAATAACATTTTAGAAATATTTTCTTCTGGCGAATTAGCAGCAAAAATAATTCTTTGCAATGATTTTGTTTTGCCACCTGACCTATGAATTCTTCCTAATGCTTGTATTAAATTAGTTGCACTTTGCGTTGGACTAATTAAAGAAACTCTTGGATGTTTTCCATGTAAATCATGCAATGAAATACCAATTCCACCAGCCTTAATATTAGCAATAATTATTCTTGCTTCATCATTTTGAAATTTTTGAATATTTTCATCACGTTCTTTTGCGGATTGACCACCATAAATTAGCACATTTGTTTTTAATTTTTCAGATAATAATTTTAATGTATCTGTATAATTAACAAAAATAACAACTGAATAATTATTAGAAATATAATCTTCTGTTAATTCAATAAAAGTTGGTATTTTCAATAATTCTATATTTCTAAATTCATTTTGTAATTTTGCTAAAATAAATTTAGAATTTTCGCCTTCTTGTTTATATTGTTTAATTTTTTCTGCTATTTTTTCATATTCTTTTTGAATATGAGCACTTGACGACATAGTATAAGTATCTGCAGTAATTTGTGTATCCGGAAATTTATTCCCTAATTCTTCAATTGTTAATCTTGCTGCTTTTGGATTTGTTTTATCAAATAATATATGATGAATTGTTTTTGCTGGCGCTGATAATTTTTTAATCCATTCAATTAAAATTTTTAAACTTGTGCTAAAATTTAATATATAAGCAAATAAAGCAAATTCAATCGGTTTTTCAACAATTGTAGCACTTAATAATAATATTTTATTACCTGTTTCTTTTGCTCCTAATAATATTTTAGCATTAAATGTATCTAAATATTTACATCGATGGGCTTCATCAAAAATAAATATAACATTTTTATCAACTATCCACTCATATTTTACTTTTTCTGAAACTTTATTTAATTTAATATATGGAGAAATTAATTTTGCATTTTTATAATAATATTTGCCTCGTGAAATTAATTCATAATTAACAACCATAATATAATTAACTTTGAACTCATCTAATACTGACACCCATTTACTAACCACGTTTTTAGGACAAATAATAATTGGAGTTAAATTCATCATTTTACAAATATAAACTGCAATATAAGTTTTACCAATCCCCGGATCAGAATTATCAAGAGCACAATTATTTTTTTCTAATATATCAATTAATTTATTTGCGTGTGGTTCTTGATAATCTAATAATTTTAAAGCTTCTTTATTTTCTAATTTATTTAATAAATTTAGATCATTCAAAATATTATTATCATTTATATTCATAATAATATACACAAATATTTATATTTTTGGATAAGTTAAAAATAAATGTATATTAATAAATAATATGACACTAATTTTGAAAGAAGATGAATTTAATAATATTTTTAAAATCAAAAAAGAAATATTTGCGTATGGTTCTTATGGCAATATTAAAGAAACAATTTGTAATAAATATATTGTAAAAGAAACTGAACAATATATAGAATCAATTTTTTGTGAATTAGATATATTATCACGTATTAATTCACCATATATAATTAAACCAATTGCGATGTGTTTTGCTAAAAATTTAATAAAAATTGTATATGAGAAAGGAGTTGTAATTAATAAATATGTAATGGACCCAGATAATGCAGTTCAAATATTTTATGATTTATTATTTGGTTTAAAAATATTACATGAGAATAATATTGCTCATTGTGATATTAAACCGCCAAATATTATTATATTAAATGATAAACCGGTATTTATTGATTTTGGAATATCAAAATTTTGTTATAAATTAGAAAATAATAATGATAAAGCATTTATATGTAAAACCGCATATACAACCGGTTTTGAACCACCTGAAATTGGACAAGAAGCAACAAGAAGTATTACTGGCGATATATATTCACTTGGAAAAACATTTATGTGTATTTCAGATAATATTGATTTTATATATTCAAATAAAGTAAAAAAATATGCTGACCCAAATATGTTTGAATTAATATCATCAATGGTTACAACAATTGAAAATAGAAAATCAATTGATGAATTATTAAACTTAAATTTTTTTAAAAATATAAAAAAAAATGATATTGATTATTTATTAAATCAAAATCATCAAAATCAAAATCAAATTCAAATTAATAAGAAAAAAATAATGCCAATAAAATTTTATGAAAATTTATATACATTAATACATGATATGAATGCTTATGATATTGAAACATATATAATATTTCAATGTATTCACAATATTCATCGCAGCAGTGATATATTAAATGATGACAATATTATGGTAGTATTTTATGCGAATTTTTATTTATCTGCATATAAAAGCATATTTTATGAGAACATTTATAATAATTTAACATCATTTATAAAAATATTTAAATTAGCATGTACTGAAAAAAATTTTATTGAGATGGTATTAATATTATTAGAAAAATTTAATTGTATGATTACAACAAATACTATATGGAATGATTGTAAAGTAGACGAATCAATGTATAAATATTTTAAATTAATATGTAATTGGAATTATCCATATGTTAGTTGTTCAGATAATTTAAATAAATATTTAAAAAATAATAATTATAATAATTGTTTTGCTATTTTAGATATTTGTAAAAGTATAAATTCATATCAAGAATTTATGGACTTTGTTAAAAAAGATTGTATATATCTTACTGATTATTATAGAATAATACCAAAAACAATGAAAAATATTACACCATCTATAGAAAGATTATATTCTGCAGTTAGTTCAATAATTACAAATGATAATATATTAGAAATGCACCATTGTATATATGGATTAATTTATAGAGCATTTGAACATCACGGAGGTGTTACATTATTTAGTAATACTGTATTTAATAAAATAATTAAAAGTAAATATTATGATTTATATGATACTATTTTTAGTATTAATAAATTAAAAATAGGACGAAAATATAAAGCACTCGATTATACAAAATTTATAATTAATATTTTCTTATGTACTTCAGTAGAATTTAATAATTATATTACAAATCAAAATTAACCGCAATATCGCCAATAGGAGTAAAATAATTATTATCGTGAGCAGTTATACCACTGGTTATTGTAAGTTTATTATTATTATACACTAAACCAGTCGCCCCAAAATGAATATTATTTTCAGGAGCTGAATGAGATAAAAAAATATCATACCATCCCTGCAATGTCAATTGATAATTATATTGAGACATACCGCAATAATCTAACATATGCGCCATATTACTATCACGTGTTATTTGTATCCACACCCATTTATGTAATGATTGATTAAATTTTATAGCATTATAAAACATATAAGCCATATTAAGAACATTAGATGTATTCCAATTATTTAATGGTTGATTAAAACTTGTAGCATTATTAAACATATTAGACATATTAGTAACATTTGATACTTGCCAATTATTTAATGGTTGATTAAAACTTGTAGCATTATTAAACATAAAAGACATATCAGTAACATTTGATGTAATCCAATTATTTAATGAGTGATTAAAATTAGTAGCATTACAAAACATATAATCTATATAAATAATTTGTGATATATTCCAATTATTTAATGATTGATTAAAATTAATAGCATTATGAAACATACTATTCATATCAGTTACATTTGATGTATTCCAATTATTTAATGGTTGATTAAAATTTAATGCTCCTGCAAACATACCGCCCATAACTGTAACTTGAGATGTATTCCAATTATTTAATGGTTGGTTAAAATCAATCGCATTACTAAACATATTATTCATATTAGTAACCTGCAATGTATTCCAATTATTTAATGGTTGGTTAAAATTAATAGCATTACAAAACATATTATTCATATTAGTAACTTGCGTTGTATTCCAAGTATCTAAAGATTGATTAAAATTAATAGCATAATTAAACATATAATCCATATCAGTAACTTTTGATGTATCCCATTTATTTAATGGTTGATTAAAACTAATAGCATAACCAAACATATTACGCATATCTGTAACTTGAGATGTATCCCAATCATTAATTGATTGATTAAAACTTAATGCAGAACCAAACATATTACTCATATTAGTTACGCCACATGGTATTCTTTTAGGCACTTTAATAAGATTACGCGCGCCATAAAAAGCATAGGATAAATCTAATGGCCCTATTTTTATAACTTTTGTTAAATGGTAATTAGAATCATATGCAGATGAATCGCCATAATGCCATATTTTACCCCATATTTTTATTTTGTATATGTAACCAGAATTTAATGCTCTATTTGGAAAATGAGATGCGTCTTCTGTTGTTGTTGTTATTGTTTCAGTTTCAGAGCCATCTCCCCAATTAATATAATAATTAGCATACCCCCAAATAGGTAAAGTAATAAATGTTGCTGAATCTTCATTAGTTAAATCATAAATAAGAATTGTTTTATTACTTTTTACTTGATCGATTGGTGGAGGAGATGATGGCGGAGGTACATTTGATGGTTGTATATTAATATTATTTTTTAATTGATCTATAATTTCTTCTTTAGATAAAATTTTAGGTTGTTCCATATATTTTTAAATTATATTTTATTTATATAATAATAGAAATAAAATAAAAAAATATTATACTAATTCATTAATTCTTTTTAAATTTTGTTTATGTAATATTATTGCTGACATTCTTAAAGGCTTTGTTTTATTTTCTATTTCTAATGCTAATGAAATTTTACTGTTAAAATCCTTAAATATTTCAATTACATTAGCACATAAATTTGTATTTAATATTACATTTAATAATCTTTCATATCCTAAATAATAATTGTCACTTTCATCTTGTTCTAATTTTGAATACAAAACTAAATTTAATATTTTAGAACAACAAAATTTTATTATTTTATCATCTATAATATTATTAACAAATAACATTCCAATTAAATTCATTAATCCTTTATAATTTGACACTCTATGCGGATTATGTTTATCCATTTTTTCATTTACATTTGTTAATGACATAAAATATTCATTACATAAATTCAAAAATATTGTTTTAAATTTTATTTCTTTACTTTCAACAATAATTTTAAAATTAGAAAAATGATTTATAATATCAACATATAATTCCGAAGGAGTTTTTAAATTACTATTTGTGTTATCATGTGATTTATATGCCATTATATCATTCATTGATTTTAATATCAATTCACTTGCTAATACTTTATAATGTTCGCCAGTTGTATAACTTATTCCTTGTAATATATTTAATACATCCTGATAATTCTTATTATTAATCTTATTTAAATTCTCTCTTATAATATTTTTTAAATGTGTATCACTTGAATTTATACCACTATTACACATTTTATATACTTGATTCATTGAATATAACAAATCTTTTAATACTGTCATCTCTTTTTTACTTGTTGATGTATAGTAATCTTTTAATTCCGGTATTAAATATACATTGTCATTTTGACAACTAAAAATTTTATCAATGTCATGTTTAATAATAATACTGCTCATTTTTATTTATATAAGTATATATTTTTAAACACTTAATAAATCAATTTTTTTATATATACATAAAAAAATTAATAAATAAAATAAAGTTAATTAAATGATTTTTCAAATTGATTCACTAATTTTTGCATATTTTTTTGTGAAAATAATGTTTTCCCAAAATTTTCAAGTTCTCTTCGTTCTTTATTTGATAAATTATTCATTATATTATTAATATTAATCAATTCTTTTTTATCTTCATTTGTTATATTTGTTTTTATTTGTATATCTTTATTATCATAATTATCATTATTAAAAATAAATATATTAGTATATATATTATCATATATATCATAAAAATATTTACAATATTTATAATCTTTTGTATATGCTTTAACCAGTGTTAAATAATAATATAATAATTCATTGGTATAAATTATATATGTTCTTATTTTATTTAAATATGGTTTTATCATAGTAATGTTTTTATTATCTTCTGTCAATAGTTCGCAAAAATCACATAATGCAGTATAATTTATTTTATCAAAATATACCATATATGATAATACTGCAAAACATGAACAAAATATATTATATATTAAACTAATAAATCCAAATAAATAAATAGTTGTATAAAAATATGCTGCAATTAATGCTTGTGAACCAAAATTAATTGGTAGTAATAATAAAGAACATCCACATGCAAATCCTGTGCCCAAAAATAATTGTATTAATAAAAGTAGCAAAAACATTATTTATGTTTATATGTCTATATTATTTAACTTAACAAAAATAAAAATTAAAAATATATAAATATAATAAATTGTATTAGAATTAAACTTTTCACAGCTTCAGTCAATATCAATATATATGACGTTCTTTTTGTTGTTTGCACTAATCGAGACTATTATGCCTATGCCTAGAGACGATAATTCAGAGTCGAAAGAGGATGTTGAGATGGACACTGAATCCAATCATCTATCTTTAATTGATATGTTTATGGGTTCATTCTTTTTGACAGAAAATAAAAATAATGCCGAACAATTAATCGACGCCCTTCGCAATCCTGCTAACCAAGATTTGTTAAATTCCATTACAGCAAACAATGGGTTTGGGATTGACTCAATCCACATAACTGAAATAACGTTGGAAGAATTCAGCAGTTGTTTGATTAATCTCAATTTGAAACAAATGAAACTTGATTATGTGTATCCCGAAGGAGTGATGATCGAGGAGCTGCTCGATTAAAGCACAAAAATATAAGTCTCATTAAAATTATTTATTATTTATTTATTAGTTTGCTTTATTAAGAATTATAAAAATAATATTTTTTATTTTTATAATAAATTTTCATAATTAGCAAAATAAAAAAATATAACTAATGTGAATTCAATTCATATCAATAAATATTCTCATAGAATTCTTGGCGTTGTTAAATGGTTGTATTACTATTTATTAATTTTATTTTATTCTTTATAATGATAAAAATAGTAATATAACCATTTGACAACGCCAATATAATATTATAATTTTCATAAAATATAA